TTGGAACAGTTGTTCTTGTTGAGTCAGCAAGTGCTTAATCCGAATATATAAGGATAACAGTTTTAGGTGCTGTAGGGGTTATCAATAAAAGGTAACCCCTAAAACCTAAAAAGGATTAACTATGAATAAGTGTATACATTGTAATAAAGAAAATAAAAACAACTGGTTTTACTGTAGGTCTTGCGGAAAGAAAGCTTCTGAAAGTAAATTTACTACTAATATGTGGATGACATCACAGATGGGAAAGAGAACAGATGTAGAGCTATCAGTACAGTCCATATCTGAAAATACAACTAAGATGAGAAAGAATTTAGGTTATGGCGGTTAAGAAGAAAGATTCAAGATTAAAAAGAGCTGGTGTGGCTGGGTTCAATAAACCTAAGCGTACTCCGGGTCATCCTAAGAAATCTCATATTGTGGTTGCGAAAGTAGGAGATAAAATTAAAACAATACGTTTTGGACAACAGGGCGTAAAAACAGCAGGGAAACCGAAGGTCGGGGAATCTGCAAAACAAAAGGCAAGGCGTAAGTCATTTAAAGCTAGACATGCTAAGAATATAGCTAAGGGAAAAATGTCAGCGGCTTACTGGGCTAATAAGGTAAAATGGTAATGAACAAAAAAGTAAAAGCTCCAAAAGGTTATCATTGGATGAAAGCTGGAAGCGGTTATAAGCTAATGAAGCATAGTGGTGCGTTTAAAAAACATAAAGGTGCAAGTCTTATGGCTGATTTTAAAGTTCAGATGAGGCATGCAAAACCTAAGAAGAAAAAGTAGTGGCGACAGCAAAAAAAAGAGATCCTGCCAAGTGGGCAAGAGCAAAGGCAAAAGCAAAAGCTAAAATGGGTGGTAAGCACTCTGCTAGGGCTATGCAACTTGCTGTAAAGTATTATAAGGATATGGGGGGAACATATTCTGGTAAAAAGTCATCTAAAAATAAACTATCTAAATGGTCAAAGGAAAAATGGGACTATGTTAGTAAAGGTGATAAAAAGAAACCAAAGAAGAAACGTGGTCGTTATTTACCAGAAACTGTTAGGAAAAGTTTAACCAAAAGTCAGAAAGCGGCTACAAATAGAAAGAAAAGAAAAGCTACAGCATCTGGAAGACCCAAGGCAAAGTATAGTAAAGCAGTAGCAAGAAAAGTGAGGAGAGCTAAGTAATGGCTACATTTAAAGAACAGGTAGAAGGATTAACAAGTCTAAGTATAGATGGCAGTAGTGCACCAACACAAACTGAGCTAACTCAATTCTTAACAGATGGTGCTAAAGAGATTTTAAATACGTTACCAAGATCAAAACAATCTTTGTTTACAACTTCAAACGATTTAAACAGTAGCAGTTCAAGCCTTACGCTTTTGGGTTCCGAGGTGTTTAGTGTCACTAGAGACGATGGTACGATTAATCAACCATGTAGAAAAGTACCTCCTGAACTAAATGGACGTATCAGAGACGCTGATGATATGATGGCGGCCACCACTACAGACCCAGCCTACTACATTACAAATAATATTTTAGTTGTCGTACCTTCACCTACTAACGCTCAGAACGCTCATGTACATACACTGAATTATCCTGCGGTTGCTTTTGGTGACAGTGCTATTGCTAAGTTTCCAGACGATGCTGAGTATTTAGTTCCTATTTACGGTGCAATAAAATCGTTGCAAAATTTAATGGCTAGTAAGTCTAGCAATACTGACATCATTACTGCTTTAACAGCAATTAATACTGAGATAGATGAGTGTTTAAGTGTAGCTGATAATATGCACACTGAGATTGCATTGATAAATGATCATGTTGACCTTGCAAAAAATGAAGCGGATGAAATAACTGCCTTTACAGACGGAAGTGCTACTATTAACACAGCTTTAACAGCAATGAACACAGCGGCAGATAAATTTAGAGAGGATAATGCAGACCCTTCTTTGTTTGGGGATGAAAGTGTCTATACAACTGGCACAGGTTTAACCTCTGTAAAAACTCATGTTGATAGGGCTATTAGTTATATAAATGGAGATTTTCCAAATGCTAATTATGATTTAGCGGCCAATTTAGCGGACATCGACAGTGAGTTAACCAATGAGGATACAGAGCTTGCTAGCGGTAGGATTCAACAACTTCAAGCTACTTTAAATTCTGTTGATGCTGATTTAAAAATAGCAAGGGCCTACATAGAAGAATGGAATACATTGTCTGACACTTTAACAAAAGAAGTTAACGCTTTTGCTAGTGAGGTAAACGCACGGGTTTCATTTACAGGGGCAAAGTCTCAAGCTGTTAAAGCTTATATAGACTCAGCAAATGGATACGTTAGCGTTGCTCAGGGATATGCCAATGAGATACAGGCAAAAATTAATATTGCTCAAGCGTATGGAAATGAAGTACAGGCAAGATTAGCGGCTGATGCAAGTGAGTATGGTAAGTATGAGAAACAACAAGCTAAATTACAGGCAGATTATGATAAAGGAATACAGGCGTTGAAATAATGGCAATACATTCTTTAACAGTAAAACAGATTATCAGTAGGGTTAGACAGGTTTTTCCTGATGCACCAGAAACATATATTATGTCTTTAATTAATGATGCTATTAATGAGCTTGGTCAATACTCTCAAAAGTCAATGTCTGCAAAGATTAATATAGTAGCAAATAAAACATTTTATGACTTGTCTGACAGTGCTACAGATTCATCTAGTAACGCTATGGGTATTAATAAAGTTCACAGGGTAGACATTATGGATAATGATGATGACTACATTAGAGTACCAAGAGTTTTAGATGGCGAACCTCTTATGTTTGATATTACATCAGAGTCAGCGATAAAGGAGCCTTCATAATGGCAAGTAATATAAAGTATCCAGAAGATAAGGTTTTATATTTTATTAGAGGGGATCATCTAGGTTTAATTACGACATTCTCTTCAACGGGAGAGTCAAGAACAGAGAGAAAGGCTTATCAGGCGTTCGATCATTCTGTTACAAATGGTTTACTTGTCCATTACTACGGGAACCCTAATAAGGTTACAGCAATAACAGATACACCAGATGTTGATAACTTATATCATTCTGCGATTGTAGACTATGTAAAGAAGTGTTTGTATATGGATCGTGCGGGTAGGACATCCGATGGTAACAGAGCACAAGTAGCAATGAACTTAATGATGAGGCATGAAAGAAAATTTGATATGGCCATTAAGAAATATGGTACAAAGAAAAGAAGTAAGACTGGAGGAACTAGGGCGGTAGTCCCAGCTAGTTTTACATAAGATAATTGATTGATTATTTGTTTTGATTTGAGTTAAGTTTCAAGACATATAATTTAACTATATGAATGCTTAAAAGCGGTGGTGGTGGAAATATAGGGTAGATTATGGCAAACCAATTCACTACAAAAGAAGTACTAAACAAGGTACTACTCGATTCTTCAGGTGATGCAATCACAGCAAATTCAGTAACCTCTCAAGAAGCGTTAAACGCTGTACTGGACACATCAAATAATAGACTAAACGTATCCCTCGGTGGTAGCAATACAATTTCAGGTGATGTTACCATTACAGGCGATTTAACTGTACAGGGTAGTGCTACTAATACATTCGATGAACAGATACAAGGGATAGTTCAAATATTAGGTTCTACTGGAACAGGTGCTACACCAGCAGGAACGTTACAATTAACAACTTCTGAAACAACTATAGTTGATAATGACCAACTTGGAAGGATAGAGTTTTTAGCCGCTAGTGAGGCAGATGGAAGTGACTCTCAGTTGGTAGGAGCTTCAATAGCTGGTGAAGCTGAGGCTACTTTTGCGGCTGACAATAATTCTACTGCTTTAGTTTTTTCTACAAACACATCAGCGGCCGCTACAGAACGTATGAGAATAGACAGCTCTGGAAATATTGGAATTGGTGAAAATTCTCCAAACCAATTATTGCATTTGAAAGCAACAAGCGGTTCACAAGTATTACTTCAAAGAACCTCTGCTGATACAGGTAGCGTTTTAGGAGCAATAAACTTTGGAGCATCAGATGGAGATGAATATTTAGCTACAATTATTTCTCAACATGATGGACAAACAGATTCAGCGTATTTAGCATTTCAAACAGAAGCAACTGGTGGTTCTAAAGCTGAACGGATGAGAATTACATCTGGAGGTTTGGTTGGTATTGGAATTTCAACTATGGAATCTGCTGGTGGAGGAGTTTCTCGATTACAAGTTGAAGGTACCACCCATGAAACAAGTTCGGTAAGCATTACAAGAAATTCTAATTCTGCTAATGCTGGATATTTAACTTTTTCTAAATCCAGAGGCACATCGGTCAATTCTGATACCATTGTTCAAGATGATGATGCTATAGGAAGTATATTATTTGCTCCAGCAGATGGAACAGATAGAAATAGTATTTCTGCATCTATTCAAGGAGCTATTGATGGTACTCCGGGTTCTAATGATGTTCCCGGTAGACTTGTTTTTTCAACAACTGCTGATGGAGCTAATTCTGTTACTGAACGTATGAGAATAGATAGTGTAGGTAATATTGGTATCGGAATTGCAAATCCAGCATTATCTTATGGAACAGGATTAAATCTTTCTGATACTAATGTTGGAATAAGGTTATCAGTAGAAGGTAGTGGTGGATGGGGCTTTATTGAGTATCAAGATGAGTCTGGAACTGTTCAATTTATACAAGGCTATAGAGATACGGATGAAACTTATAGAATCAATGCAAGTAATAGCCTTAGTAACACAGATGGTATAGCAATTACTAATGCTGGTTTGGTTGGTATTGGATGTGTTCCTACAGTTGACCTTCATGTGAAAGATGCAAGTGGCAATGCTCAAATTTTAGTTGATTCTGATGGTGCTGGTGCATTTGTAGACATTGATGCCCATACAGGTAATGATGCTTATGTTAGACTTATGGAAGCTAATACTGTTAAATGGAGTATTTACAATAGCAACTCTGCTGATAGTCTTTTAATTGCAAGTGCATCTGATACTGCAA